GTATACGACCGCTGCCGTCGCGCAGGACGAGAGTGGAGTTGGTGTTGGTACTTGTGGCGTTGTCAAGCTTTGTTTTGTCTGCACCACTCAGAAGACCGGAATCTCCGCCATTGACAACATCGGCAATAGAAAAGGAAACAGTACCGTTGGATTCGCTGACAACCAGCGCATTAGTAGTAGAAGTAATAGCGTGCAACGCTTTGCGCCACGCAGAACCGTCGTAGACCTTGAGCACCTTCTCGGTGCTGTTGTATATCAGGCGACCCTCAAAGTTCCCAGAGGCCGGGTCAGAAGCCAGTGATTCGAACCGACCATTCAGAAGTTGATTCTGATTTAAGTCAAGATTTGTAACGAATTTAGTCGCCATCCCCTACCTACCTATCAAGTGAGATATGCATTCCCAGCGAAAGCTGCCGAGAATGACACCGTTATTTGAGTGTCGCTGTTATATAATACATCACCTACAACAGTTGTGTCCGCAGTGTCTACTACGGTTACTTGCGGTTTACCCTTCAACGCATGGGTAATGACCCACGAAGTTGATGGTGATGCTTGGGTGTGGACATGGCGTCTTGCGAAGACTGTTTCCGTACCCAAAAGCTGAACCGCTATTACTGTTGGAGCCTCTGGCTCAATACTAATCGTGTTGCGTGAATCCTCATAACAAATGACCTGATTAGGAACTGTCATTAGTGGGTCACCTCCAAATCAAGAGTGAAGGTGCCTTGAATAACACGAGAAACTACGCCACCACCTGAAACGATTTCTAAGTCGTAAACACCGTCAGAATCAAGCGCGGCTGTCTGCGTGCTTGTCATGACAATTTCGAATGTCCCAGCCGTTCCACCAAGAACAATGCCACCGTTAGCGGTAGTCAATTCGATCTCAGGAGTAGCTGATTCCAGAGTCCGACGTACCTGCATTCTGGCGGTATAACCCGTAAAGTCATATAACAGGTACGTCGAACCCGTGGGATCGCTTGAATCTGGGTACTTCAGGATGCACGACCTTGAGAAGTCGACGCCCTGTTCGCACGTTATGTTGTAAATGCCAGCGATCATCGAGCGCTCCTCCTACACTTATTCATTGTAGGTTATGAGTGCTTGCGTACCGGGCAATCACACCACCTTTAACTGACTGAAGCTGATTCTTTGTTAGAACCAACGTTCTTCAAGCCCATCGCCATAGCAACTGAAAGGGCAACTGCTACAGCGCCCGCCTTCAGATTTGCAGTGTCGGTGAACCCGTCAAAGTCAGCACCAGTCGCCATCCAAACGCCCAGATAAGCCTGAACGAATGTGCGGACGGCACGCTCAATTGCATCTTTAATAAAGGACATACTCATAAAAAACCCTCCTAGGTTTGCAGTTAGTGGTCCTTGTTCATTATACCAGCGGGGGTTTCCCCGTTTCGGGCCGGGGCCTATCAGGATGTAAAGGATTGTAGTGAAACATGACTGCATCCGCTGCACCTGCAGGGATTTTGTCTCGATAATGCCACCTATGAGTACCGGAAAAAAAAGCTGCAGAATTCGGAGAATGATCTATTTTTGCCCATTCCATAGAGTCCATAATCTTTTGTATGGCCTTTGCTCCTTGGGGAAATCGTCCAGTTTGAGTTGTCGGCCTTTCATTCTCTGAAAACTCGTTTTTGCCAATATAGATAGGCCAAGAAGGGATACCATCGCAGCGGATCATGTAACTAATCGTGTAACGACACCGCTCATTATCTAGATGCATTCCCAGAGTGCCGACATCTGTGAGGTAGCTCGACAAACAGGTATAAGTAGGCACAACTTCTTCTTCAAAAACTTTAGAAGCTAAACTTGTTAAACGACGATGTTCTTCTTCGAAAAAAGGTAAACCGGACCAAGCGTGTCTACGACATCCATCGTCACCAGTATTTACGGGCGTTTGATACACATGGTTGTCCAGAAACTCGATGATGTCAATCCGAGTTTGTTTTGAATATAAATTCTTTATCTCGGAGATAATGGTCATCGAGTCAACCCAAGACTAAAGAACTTCCATATAAAGATTGAGTAATGCGACTTCGGCTGAGGCGGCGTCCACTTCAGCTTTTGTTCCCATGCGCTGCCAAGTTCCATTGATTCGAACCTGAAACTCATCGACATCTTCTATGTACGCACACAATCCGTCGTGTTGCGTACTGGCCATTTGACCAAACCCGGCAGAGTTATTATCTCTTGCTGATGCACTAGCAAATACGCAAATCGATTGTTCCATCAACAGATCATTTACGTCGGCAGCGGTTAAAACCTCGTTTTGGGCAAATACCTTAAAACCATTAGCCATGTCCTGTACCTCCGCTATCCAAGCTTATTGACACTAAGTCGTCCAATACCCATATTATCTAATGTTAGATATAGGGCAGCCACAACTGCATGCGTATAAAAATACCCCATGGGTCTTGCCAATTCTACCGCATCCATTACAGGCGCAGAAGAATCTCCGACTGTTGTCGAGTCTGGAGTTTCACTAAGTACCGTTTGTAACAAAATGTGCCAGTGACTCGTGATCTTGTATGTTGAAGTAGCGTCAGGAGTTCCTGCCGCCCAAGCGGCAACCGTTGCCACCTTCGTACTACCCACATAATTTGTAATATCTACAGTTGCAGCATTCTGCCCGGTTCCTCCAGTTAGCGTGATTTGCGAACCGTTGTAATAGTCGTCCTTAGCGGAGGCAGTAGCAGCTAACGTGATTGTTGTAGCACTCCCCGCCTGAGCCGTCCCAGAATCAAGTATTGAATTCGGGTATAACGCAACCTCTTTGTCGCCACTCAACACTTGCTGTACAGACTTCAACACGGCGTCTCTCGTACCCCCGTGCATTCCGTAATATCCATTTTCAAACTGCCAAGAAATGTAAGCGCCTTCATCGGATATCCATGATTCAAAATTGCCGTTAGGTGATCCACCGGCAGCATTCGTATTGGTGCCTGTCGCCCACACATTACGTTTTAACGTGGCGCCAATGAATTGCGCCAACCAAGCTTCAGTCTCAGTTTTTTTGGTTGCCGTAAGACCGGAACCCACATATTCAGGATCAACTAAAGTACTTCGAGTCCATTCTTCTGTACCTGTTTGGCGTGGATGGAGCTCTGATAATTCATAATCAAACCATTGCTTATACCTACTCAAACCCTCATTGCCCTTAGAGGTCATAATGTCAAGCAACTTATAGTAGGGGTATGTTGGATTAGTTTGCGCTACGTCCATGTCCCAATAGAATGTTGGTATAAAAGATTTACCTGTTTGAACATAGTTATTTAGATGAAACGCCGTGTCATCAATAAGCGCACAGGTAGTAATTTGAAATGGCTGTCCTTCATGCCCGCTAACAGTAAGCCGGATTTTCATATTGAAAGTGCTGTTGCTGGCAGCTGACTGATTTTCAACAATTGGGTAATAGTTGCTACGAAACGCTGTCCACTGGCCCGGGAGGTTAACTGTCGAGTTAAAAGAACTCAGAATTGGATAACCATCCACGAGGATTGTGTAAATATTTCCAGTCGTGGTGTCTGGATTTGGAATTACAACATTTCCGAATGATTCGGTCTGCTGAGAAATCTCAACTTTTATCATTGCGTCATAGTCCGAAAGAATATTTCCAGAAAACGCGAGATTGCAATTCTTTGCCTGAGCTGATGTAACCGATTGATTCTCTAACTCGATAACTATAGGGTCCACATTTGTCGGACCAACATTCATTGCATAGTAGCTCGGGGTTAAAGTATACGTTTCGAGATCTGTGATTGTATACGTCCCATTTCCGGACGTTACTGACCATGCAGAAATATACTCATTTGGATTCTGGAAATCCCCGAGTGCGTCCTTCGACGAGAAAGCTTCGTTGAGCCCTAGCAGGTTTACTGTCGTCGCAGCCATTACGCTACCGTGACAGCTGTTAATGTAATCGTTAGGTTACTTTCCGTAAGCTGGGGCAGCATTCCTTTAGCGAGATATTCTACGTTGTCGCCAGTTATTTGATAGAGAGCACTGTGTGCTGTTCCGCTCGAACTGTTGCCCGAAGCAACGGTCAAGGTCACGTCATCAATGTAGAGCACACCATTGACGCTTTGGATTTGAGAAAGAATAGCTCCGGCTGTAATTCCTTCGCCTTCAACAACTCCAGCTCGAATACCGGTATATCCCAGTGGAGAGAGATAGTTCAATACTTTATTTTTAATATCTGTTAAAAGTGCAGCACTATTGTAAACCGAATTGTATTTCACTGTTGCTGTAACCTCAAGATCAAAGATATCCGCATCCAAACAGCCAATCGTCAATCCGGCCACTGAACGATCAGCGACGTAGGTAGCAATCTCTTGTTTCTCGGTTGTGGTTAGTTGGCGATTATTGCCATAAGTAAAAAGAGTGATATATCCCAAATCATTAGCTGCAGCAGCTAAACGCGGATATGCTCCACCCGAATTTGTTAAATCATACGCTTTCACGAATTTAACAAAACTTTTGTTACTAATAATAGATTGTTGAGCATGCGCGGCTTTTGTCATGGCCGAAGCCAAGCTTTGCATATGAGATCGGACACGACTCAAATACATGAATGAGCGTTCTGGGCCAGTTCCGTTAAGGAAAGACGAGGCAATTCTATAGACAGATGTAGCGTCCGGAGTACCAGAGGGCCACGATGCAACTGTCGCAACTTTTGTAGAACCTACATAATCAGTAATTGTCACTTCGGTAGCACTGTTTCCGGTACCGCTGATAATCGTTATTTTCTTGTTGTTGTAATAATCATCAGTAGCTGATGCTGTGGCCGCTAACGTGATTGACGTGCTCGTCCCAGCTTGTGCGGTTCCAGATTGTTGAGCATAAATCGTGTCGATTTGAAAGATTACGCTTTGAGAAAAGAATTCCGTACCGGTTGTCACAACCGGATGAATCGCAACTTCGCTACTAGTTAAAATAACCGTTATTGATGCTGGTGTGCCAGACCAGTCCGCTATCGCAATCTCTTCAGTAGTTTCATAGCTGTACTGAAAAGTTTCTCCACCAGAAATCCGCTGGTAATAGAACTGGCTTCCGATCGGAAGGTCGATACCAACGTCTTGGTTTAAGGTAATAGTCACCTCTACCGAGGCTCGAATGCCTTCGCGTTTTTGTACACCTAACAATCTTCCCACGCCCTCCATGATGCGCGGAGGGAGCCTATTGATGTGAGAAATTGTTAAGTGGTTCATATGGGCGGCAGCTTGCAGAAGTGCGTCTTCTGGGGTGCCTTGGCGAACCTTGAATTCTGGCAACGTCAGTCGAGCCAACTCAACAGATCCGATATAGATGTCACCCGGAGTAACATCTTCGGGAATCATATCTACATATTCACTCCAATTTGCTGGCATATCAGTTACCTCGACGTGAGAAATTGACGGTCACTATGTTTTCTCCGTTACCTTCATCTATCGAAGTTTCTATAGATATAATCGTTATTTCGGGCACATAGCGTCCTGCGTGAAACAAGAACTGTCCACGGTCAATTGTTTTGAACGTAGGATCTTGAACCCCAAAATCTGGTGTTAATGGGTGTGTTCCCGGTTCCGTCCGAGCGGTCACAGCCAATATCTGCTTATAGTAGTCGTCCTGATTGGAGTGCAGCTCCTGAAAACCACCACTGGTCTCCGTAAAAGAGATGGGGAATTTCATCATGTCAGTCAACCTCCACAGTATTCATAGTTTACCCCACCCCAGAACTGGGATTCTGGCCGTTCTCTAGTTCCTCTACCTTTTGGGCGAGTTCTTTAACTGCTTCTATCAGCACAGGAACTATTGTTCCATAGTCAACCCCGTAAGCGTCAGACCATCCGTGAGCGTTCTCAACGTCTTTGTCAGGGTCATACAGCACGGCAGAAGGGATAACAGCGGCAGAGTCCTGAGCGATAATCCCATATTGGTAACCATCCATCGTCTGAAACTCTTCAGTAGTCCCAACAGCAGTTCGTTTCTTATACCTCACACCTACTAGACGCTTAATCCGCTCTAACCCATTCGTGAGTGGCTTAATACGGGTTTTCATTCGCCTATCAGATGAATGACTATGTGAGTTGGCGTTGATGGAAGTGAACTGTCCGGTACTTGCAGTAATGCCGTTAGTGACATTTAGGGCAGCAGTCCCCGAGCCCGTAAGAG